TTGTGTTCTTTTTACATCAAAATAAATTAGCTCAACAACCAACACATTATCACTTTTATCGTTTAAGTTATAATCGTAGTCTTGAACCAATTCTTCTAGTATGTTTTTCATACCAAACCCTACATCACGGTTTCCTACTAAAGGCCCGATTTGTATAGAGTTTTTTATATCTTGTATTTTTATTTCCTGAGCTGTGGATATAACACAGAATAATAAGCTAATTATTAGATTTACGTTTTTTATATATGTCATACCATCTTGATAAAGTGAAACCTATGGAAACTAACAATAATATTATTTTCAATATTATTTCCATTTCTGTCATAGAAAGTGTTAGTGTTGTACCATTAAAAGCCATTAGTTTAATATCTTGCCATTCCATAGTTAATTGTATTTTTTTCTTTTTGAATATCTGCTTGATGCAGAACTATTTTGTCTAATTTTTTTTGATTTTCTTTTACTTTTTGATTTTGTAGAGTAATAACTATCATCTGGTTCAAAGTTTACGGTCCACCTGTTCCAACCAGATAATAATGCTATTTTTTGCCATGTTTCTGTTTCAACATCCAAAGCATCTTTGACGTTTCTAGCTTTTGAAACAACCCTATCTAAAGGCACATTAAGAAATGAAGCAGAGCTACCTACCATGTCTAATACAGGATTTTCTATAGATATACCCATTTTTTCAAAAGATTTTCTTTTATACTTAAAATCTTTTAAAGCATCAAATATATCTCTTGTTTTAATACTTATTGCTGGGCCAATGGTTGCAACTTCTGCTAATATTGCAGCTATATCAAATTGTCCTTTTCCTTCTTCAACTTTTTTGTTTTCGTCATATATTTTTTTACTAACGTTTTTTACCATTGAAAAAGCAGCACCTTTAATACCTGTACCCCTAATTAATGTGTCTACCATGTTATTTGCTATATAACCAACTTTTCTTTCATTTCTTTTTGTTTCTTCATCTTCATTTTCTCCTGGAAATAACATACTAAATAAACCTTGTTGTAATACAGAGAACATCATATTTTGTAAAAATGAATAATATAATATTTTACTTATTTTTTCTTTTGGATTACCTCTACCATTTATTAAATCTAAACCAGCTTTTTCTATTAATCTAGTATACTGCATTGGCGTGTTTTGAAATGCTAACACCCATTTACCAGAGGTGCTAGTCTGTTCCATTGATAATCTATCAGCTCTTGCAGACTGTTGTGTTTCTTCAGTAACCTCTTGAAAGTCTATAAAAGCTTTTCTTTCTGCTTCTACTTTTGAAAAACCTTTTGTTGTATATGTATTTATTCTATTTCTGTAAAAACTAGATCCGCCTGCAGCAATAGCAAAAGCATCACCAGCTTTAGTAAAAATAAAACCTTTTTGTAAAACTAAACCTAAAACACCTTTAAATCCTTTATTTCTCTTAATTGCATCTGCAATCTCAGCCTCATTAACATCAGTTCTTAAACCTCCTCTTCTTTCTTTTAACAAATCAGAATTCATTAAGTATTTAAAATCTTTTGCCCATTGCGTAGGGTTTCCTATTAAAGCCTTACCAAAATTATATACATTGTTATCTGACCAATTAATATAATTAAAAGTAGATAATGTTTGTAGTACAGCTGTTCTTGTGTTTAAAAACATTGTAGATGCAACAGAACCTCTTACCCAATTTAACGCTCCATTCATGTAACGATCATTTGTGTTTGAAAGTTTTCCAGTTTCCATTCTACTTAAAATATTCTGTAATGGATTTAAAAATTTTTCACCATAAGTTGCTCTTATTTTATTTATATTGTTTTCACTAAAAATAGCATTTTTATTCTCAATAAAAGGTCCTAAGAATTTTTTTCTTGAAAGTTGATCTATTGATCTAAGTATATCTTGTCTAATAGTATCAGTTTGCCATGAGTTTACATCTGGATCTATCCAATATGAATCTTGTCTCATAATACTGGATAAATTACTAGCATATTTTAACATTTTATTGTCTGGATATGTTATTATTTTTCCTTTTACTTTTTGTAGCGTTGTATCATTAACACCAGGAACTTTAGAACCATTTTTAGTATATAGGTATATTCTTAATGCTTGATCATAGTTGAAACCAGAAATTCCAGTTTCTTTTTCCATTTCTTTGTGGAAATTAGGATTATCTTTTAAAAACTGTTTATATTTTTTGCTAGATAATTGTCTAGCTATATCTAATGACATTACTGCTTTACTAAAAGGTTTTATTAAGTTATCAGTAAAAAATTCTAATTGTTTTTCTCCTTTTTTTCCTTTACCAATAAAACCATAAAGAAGACCAGCTAAATCATTTGCAGAGTGATCCATTATTCTCCACATTTTTTTTCTAGTAGTAGCTAAATTTTTTGAAGTTGCAACATCAATTACATCATCTAAAGAATATCTTTTATCTTTTGCTGACAACATTAAACCCATTTGTGATTCTAATTGCAATGTTTTTACTTCATCATTAAAATTAACTTGACTTAATTGTTCGTTTTTATCCGTTTTATTTTTAATTATTTTTATTGATTGCTCTTGATTAAGTTTTGGAGTTTGTTCTAATATACTTGTGGGTACTATACCTGACTTAAAGTTATTAGTACTAACAATAGGCTCTTTACCTGACATTATATCAAATAAAATTTGTTTAGTTATTTTACTACTTGAGTCATAGTTTTGTATAGAATATCTTTCAGTACCTTTTTTAAGTACAGACAAATCTAAAGAAGATAAATTGTTTAAACCATCAATAGAAGAATTTTCAAAAGCCAAGCTTTGAGTAATAAACACTAGCCTTTCTTTTATTTCATTTTTGTTTTTTCCAGATTTTACAAAAGCAAGTCTATATTGATTCATTAAATTATATACACCATTTCTTATTTCATTTGCTTTTGATGATTTAAAATCAAGTATAGCTGTTTTCTTTGTATCTTCTAATAATGTTGGATCGTTTAATAATTTTTTTAAAGTATATAGTGTATTTATTTTTTTGTTGTTATTTTTTATATGATCGTTTAAATCATTTATAAAACTAACATCATTTTTAGATAAATTTTTATTTGATTTTAAATTTTTAGTAGATATATTTTTATTTATTTCTTGATCAAAAACAGTTATTTTTTCTATTCTATCATCTCTTATTATATTGTTGTTTTTATCTACAAGAACTTTACTTTCTGATGTATAAAGATCTAGTGTATTATTAAACAAAGAATTAAAACCATTAAAACCAACAACTGATCTTGCTAAAGAACTTTCTCTTTTAAATAAATCAGGCATTGAATTTAAAAATTCAAATTGATATTTTTTTAATTTTAAAAGTTTTTCATAATCCCATTTTTGAACATTATCTTCATATTTATATAAAGAGATGTTTTTTAAATCTTCTTTATTTAAATCAATATTATATATCTTACTTGTTTCTTCTAAAAATTCAGGGTTTTCATATAAACTTCTAGTGTATTTAACATATTCGTGCTTGTTAAATATCATGCTTGTTAACTCTGGAATAACAATATCATTATCAGGTTGTTGACTAAATTGAAATTCAGATTTACCAGCTGCTACATTATTTATAACATTAGGATTTATACCAGCTTTTAGCATTTGTATCCTTAGTTCAGTGTTTGTTGTGAGTTTAGAAAGTAAAGCTAATGCGCCTTTTACCCTTTGTGATTCAGGACTTCTGCCATCTAAGATTTCTCCTTTAACATCTGTTATTAAAGCTCCACCTTCTGAATCCATACCAAAAGCTTTTAAAACTCTTTCTTTATATTCATTAGATAAAAAATTATTAGGAAGTTTAAACTGTGGGTTACCTTGTGCGCCACCAACCCTTCTATCGGCTGGTTCATAAAGATCTAAATTGAATTTTTCATCATTAATTAATTTAGTAGCTATTTGAACTGATTTACCTTCTGCATTTTGATCAGTTACTTCTTTATTAGAAGTAAGTGGTGGTAAAAGTTTTATAAAATCATCTATATGTTTATATAAAAACTTTTGTGCTTTTTTAAATTCTCCTGATCCTAGATTTTTTTTAGGATCTGTTATTTTACCAACTGGTACACCTGCTTTTTCAGCAATATGTGGAGATGCAATTAATGGAACACTACCAAAAGTCATTTGATCTAGTGTTAGCATTGGGAATAAATTTTTTACAGAATTTTTTACATCAGATTCTATACCAAAAACCTTAGAAGGTATTATTTTATTTTCAATATTTTCATCAAAACTTTCTTTTGTGTCAAACTCTGAAAAATCTTCATTAATGCTTGGTTCAACAACTGATCCAACTTCACCTGCTACAACATCTAAACTTTTAGATTTAGTTTGAGCATATTGTTTAAGCACTTTACTTTTTACCCATGTCTGTAATTGTCCATTTAAATAACCTGAAAATGAATCGTTTTGTTCAGGATTAAATTTTATTATTAAATCTGTTAATTCCTTTTTAACGTCTTCAACAAAATTAGCAATAGGTTTGCCTGAAACTTCCCTACCTTGTATACCACGAACTATAAGTGCATCCATCAAATTACCTTCTATAATTCTATTGTATGCATCAGCTAAATAACCATCTTCTTGGTATTGTTTTTGTGAAATACTGTAACCTTTTTCTCTTGTGTTTGGCCCAGCTAAATCGTCAATTATTGAGTTTTTTTCTGCTTGAGAAAATTGTCTAGATTCACTTTCTAGTTCTTTATTTAATTTTACTTTATCTATAGCTTCTAAAACTTTATTAGATACTTTATTTTCTTTTGCAGATTTATTAAACTCACTTAAAAAATTATAAACCTGATCAGCATTTTCAAAACCAACTTCCATATCATATTTTTTAAATAGATTTTTAAAAAACTGAGCTATTTTTTCTAGTATTGTTTTATCTAAAGAAAGTTCATTTTTAGCAAGTGCATCAGACATTACATTTAAGTATTCTGTTTCATATTTGCCTGAATCAACACCATAACCTCTATTTTCCATTATAGCATCTAGTTCTTTTATTTGTCTAGATGTTAATCTTTCTTTAACACCTTGTACTATTTTTGCTTGTTGTTTTTTATCACCTATCTGTGAGTTTAAAATAGGGTGGAGTATTTCGTGCGCTCCAATGTTTATTTGAAAAGTTTTACTAGCAGCATCTTTATTAAAGTATATTTTACCATTTATATATGCACCTCCTATTTGACTTGCCTCTGATTCTGTTTTTCCTATAGCGTTAGCAAATTCCTTGTTTGTTTCGTAACTTTTAGCTTTTATATTTAAAGCTTCTGCCATTTTTAATCCAAAACTAGTGCTTTTATTTACTAAAGAGTTTATACCTCTATTTTTAGCTAAAACTCCGTTTATTCTTAATACACTTACATTATAATCTTTTTTTACCTTATCTAAGTAAGTTAAATATTCTTTTTTATTTATTTTATTATTATCTAATTTTTCTTTTAAATTTTTTAATTTTGATACTTGTCTTTCTGTTTCAACATTAATATCGTGTATTTTTTTCTGAGACTCATCGTCTAAATCTTTTATTTTATCATTAGATATATCTAATAATCTTTTAATGTTTGATTTGGATATTTCTATATTAGCTTCAGCACTTGTTCTAACGTCTTCGTCTTTTGTTTCTACACTAACTTTTTTATTATATACAATTGAGTTTATATTTTTTTGTATTTCGTTTGAATCTTTTGTAGATCTAACTGAATAAGAAGCTTTTAATGCATATCTACCACCTCTAATTCCAGCACCTCCAAAACCACCACGCAACATTGACTCATATGCATCTTTTTCTGTTAACATTCTATATAAAGATCCCTGTAACGCTTCTGTTTTACTTTTTCCATCACCTAGAAGCTTATTAAACTCTCCTAGACCATACTGTGTCCACTCTGTACCTGCTTCAACACCTCCGGCGAATGCAATGTCTAAAGCATATTTAGTTATTTTGTTTCTTCCCTTTTTTAATACTTTTCCTAATACTTTTCCTAAACCTATGTTTTCTATACCAGCTTGTCCTGCAGCAATAGAAAAAGGAATTATAGTTTCTTCTTCATTATCTGATATTAACTGTTTTAAACTTTTATTTTTTCTTTTCGCTAATCTCTCGTTGTATTCTATATAGTTTTCAGCAGCATATTCATATCCATAACCCGTAAATCCTGTACCTACACCATAACCAACCGATGCTATAGCATTAGCTACAGTCCCAAGAACACCAACAGCAAACTTAGCTGGATCTTTTTCTGTAATAGCGTCTGCTAAAGCAAAAACAGGTCTATTGCTTTGTTGTTTTTCTTTAACATCTTTTATTAAGTCTTCAACGTTGTCGAATTGCAAATATCTTTCTTTTGCATTAAAAGAATCTCTTCCAGCATTTAATAATGTTTGCATGCCTTTTCTACCGTACAACTCTTCATTCATAGCTGTTAAAGCTAATTGTACAGAAGGATCATCGCCTTTCCAAAAATTATCTATCAAGCCTAGTCTATCACCAGCATTTTTAAACTCATTTAAAAGACCTTGCCCTAAAGTTAACTCTTCAGAATCTTCTTCTATTTTATTTTTTACTTTTATTTCTTCTGGAGTTGGAAGTTTGAATTCCAAAAAACCAGCTGCCAAGTTTGATTCCGTATTGGGTGTTACATTTTCCGGAACAGGCACACCCTTTTCTGTTCCTTTTGTCTTTACTAATTCCTCTTGTTCGTTTTTTAATTTAGCTCCTGGGTATTTAAGCAGAAAATCTTGTTTTCTGTCTGGTGAAACTTCAAATAGTTTCCCGTCTACTATGTAAAATTCATTCATAATGTTACTTATTACTATTAAACTCTTGACTTGCGTTTTGACTTCTAACTAAAGTTATATCAAATATTTTTTTAGTTAATTGTTCTTTTATTATATCTAGTTCTTTTCCTGTATAATTTTTACCTTCTACACTAAAAGTTCCGTCAATGTTCATTTTAAGCTTATTTAATTTATCTAAATTTGTTTTATGATTATTTAATTGCTTATCTAATTCAGCCACTGGTATTTTACTTAACGCTTCTTTTTCTGCATCTTCTTTTACTTTTTCTTCTTTTAATAAATTAACATATAAATTACTCATTTTTCTATTTATATAGCTATCATTTTTACCAGAATATAAATTTTGTTTAAAAATAATTCTTTTAACTAAATTAATTTTTCCATCTGCTGTATTCATATCATAAACAGCATCTTCATATTCATCATCGCTAATCTCAGTACCATCTGTTATAGTTAATATACCATTTTCAATTTTATATTCTTGATCTTCAATTATTTTTAAATATTCAGAAAGTTGACTACTCGCTGGACCATCTACAATATCAAAAATATTATTTAAAGACTCATCAACATCCATTCTTTCCAAATCAGCCCTTGAAGGATCATCAACTTCTTCTTCTTGTTCTTTTTCATAAATAAATTTATTTCTAACAGCTGATTGATTACGTATTGTATTTTCTATATGTTCTTTTATAGCAAGATCTTGTACTTCTAAAAAATCAAACTGCTCTTCCTCACTAATATCACTTGGTGAATCATTATAATTAAATTCTTCTCCAGTTTTATCTTTTAATATTTTTTTAAAAATAGCCGCTCTAGATTGATAATCCATATTACCAAAAATTTTATTCGCAGCACTTTCAAAGCCTTTTTCCATTTCGCCTTCTATTTGACTATAATCTTCCGCTCTTTGGTATGCATAATCAACAATTCTAACAGCATCGTTTATACTTTTATCATAATCACCAAATATTTCAGTGTTTTTTCTTATAGTAGGCATTTTATCAGGTACATCATTTGGGGTTAGAAAATGATCTTTTTCTCCATCATTAAATTTAAATGCTAAACCGTCTTCTTTAGTAACAACTTCAAAACCATTTTGTTTGTTTTCTAAAAAAGATCTAAAAACAGGTGTTTTATTAAATAAGTTTAAATCAACATCGGTTGGATCTAATGCAACTGCTTTATTCATATTATCAAGAGGTGCCATTATATTAATACCTATGTCAGATAAAATTTTAGCTTGATCTTGCACACTTGAACCAGCAAAAACACCAGAGTCTACATATTTTTTATTAATAATGTTTTTTACTTGAGAAGCAACTTGAGGATTATAATCTTTAGCTATATCAGGATAATTTAATTCGCTTTCAAATTTAGCTAATCTTATGTCTAAATCTCTTTCTTTTCGTTCTTCTTTTTCAGCTTGTTGTTGGAAATAAGAACCATATTTTTCAACACCACCTAAAAAAGCTTTTAAAAAAGCATTAGGATCTCCTATGTTTAAATTTCCAGGATTTCTATAACTCATTTTTTATTTTTTTATTTTATTATTAAGTAACACCTTTGTAAATATCAATACCATTATTTACATTCCATGTCTGTTTAACGCCGGACCCGGCGTTTACTTTTTTCCATATATTCCCATACCCATACCAGCTAAGCTACCAAATGCACTACCCAAAGCACTTGATTGTGATGATCTATATTGCGCCGCCATATTTGCATATCTATCACCCATACCTTGTAATCTATCTAAGTTAGCAACTTGTCTTTGTTCTCTTACACCAAACTCAAACTGTTTTCCTGCTACATCTGCTGATTGCAATCTCATTGCCTCTCTCATTCTCATTTGTTGTGCAGCTTGTTCACCTCTTGCTCTTTGCATACTGATAGCTGTTTCTTGTTGTTGTATGTTTCCAGATATTTGTAACTTAGATTTATTAGCTTGTTGTGCTAAAGCAGTAGCCATTCCTGCGCCACCACCTGATTCTCTTAAACCTTCTAGTGTAGTAGCTAATGACATATCAGTTTCCTCAGCTGCTAATTCAGCAGATCTAGTAGCAACCTGCATATCACGAGCTGGATTTGTAATCATAGAACTCAAATCAGTTATACCTTTATAAGGATTAATTATTTCTTGTCTATTTTCTTCAGCTTTTCTTAATTCGCCCCTATAATAATTAGCTTGACTTTCAGCTCTTCTAGCTCTTCTTCCAGAGCCAAAACTACTAAAAATACTACCTAATGCTCCGACACCAGCCATTGCTAAACCTATACCCATAATTTTTATTTTTTATATTAATACATTGTTAAATACCGTATTAGTACTAAACAACTCTTGTTTTTTATTATTAGAAGTTGTAGAAAAAGTAGCTTTTACGAAATTACCTTTTATACCTGTTACATCTAAATTATTGTCTACATCATATATTTCTCCAGACGCTATTGGTGAACTGTTTTGCAATTCAGCATAGTATCTATTATTTCTTTTAGTAAATACAGATGCACCTATATAACCTATTACAGTGGAAGTTTCAGAATTAGCAACGTTATTTGCTTTATCTAAAAATTCTTCTGTTCCTGACAATACCCTATCGTCTGTATTTGTTTTAATGTCATTTAATTCCCATAAAGAAGTTCCTTCATAAGATATACTATAAAATACATTTTCTTGTACAGCGTTAGAATTAACAACAAAAGTTACGGTTGAAGGTACTACACTAGCACCATAATATCTACCATAATCAACAGTTGATCTGTCATAATGATTCCATACATCACTACCATTAAATGTATAAAATTTATTACTTAAACTAAAGCCTTGAGAAGGTTTATAATCATGTCGACTTGTCCAACCATTTATACCATCACTAAAACTTACTGTTTCGTAACTTCCATTATCTTTTTGTAATGAAACTATAAAACTTTTGTGGTAGTTGTCAAACATACCCACTATTTTAGAACTATCTTTTAAATTATCTCTAAAAAAACTTCTCATACCATACTCTGATATTGGAGTAAGTCCATCTCCACCACCTTGACCAGACGATAATCTTAATATTAATCCTCTGTTTTTATCTGCAAAATATTTTCTATTTCCAAATGATGCAAAGCTTTCTGGATTTTTAGATATACCATACTTTCCTACGAAAGGTATTATTTGACCTATTACAAGTTTTGAAGAAGTAACTGTTCCACCACCTTCAGCTGAAAATATTGCATCTTTATTTATTAAAGCTCTACTAACTTTATCTTCTTGTAATATTATTAAATTTGTTTCTTCTGCAAAAAGTTTTTGTATACTTCCGTTTGCAGAATTTACTGACTTTGTTATTGCTTCAGCTGGTGAAAATTGATTTGTATTATTTATACCTGTTCTAGAGTTAAAAACACCGGAATATATTAAAGCATTTTTTCTTCTTTCCTCAGTAAAATCTTCATCTATAATATATGCTCTAACACCTATATCTACTTGAACAGCGTTAAAATCTCCTTTTATTCTACTTTCTTCAATATGCCAATTATCATTAGCATCACTACTTTTTATGTAAAAGGAATTAAAAAAACTTACATCTATTGTTGTTGCCATATTAAGAATATTGCGTTGTTGTTATATTATTTCTTTTTATAAGCACTCTGTGAACAGGTTCCATTACAGCACCTACTTGTTCATAACCTACTACTAATTCATAGTCTGTTGTTACCGCACTACCCGTTATATAACTTGTCACTGTTACTATAAAATTACTACTACTAGCACCTACATAACCAGAATCGGTTGGGTCTGTGTTTTGGTGAGGAGCAGGTCTTATCCAAAAGGCTTCGGTAGAATCGTTCCATGTATAATTTGATACATCTAATATTACTGTTCCATCTACACTTACCGTTGAAAATTTGTGAGATGCAGGAACAGGGCTGCTAGTTGTTTCATCATAAGCATTGTGATTTGAAAGAACATCTTCGTAATCACCCCCGCAAGTTCCGTTAACTTCATAATATCCATAATTAGTAGGTATAAAATATTCTTCATACTTATCACCCGGATCATAACCGTCACCTTGTCCACCCTGACCATAACATCTAGCGTAGTAATTAAAGCCAGTACCTGTTTTTTCTGTTACGCTAATAATATCACCAAACTCTAACGAAAGAGGTACGGTCAATGTATCTGTATCCGTAGGACCAGCAATACCAGTTACTTTTAAAACAAAACTAAGGTTAGATGCAGAAGCACCTATAGCTGTTCCTAGTGATATTGCACCTTGTTCTGAAACACTAACATTAGAATATCCACCAGCGTGGCTATAGATTAATCTATTTGTCCACCTGTTTGAGTTTGAACTACCGTTTTTACCAGATATTTCCCCACTGCTATTTACTGTAGCAATAACACCAGTTTCATCAGCCGTATACCCTATTCTATCAGCATCTGGTATGAAAGCAAGTACTGGAGCCGCATTTGTTACAAATATTTCTTTAGTAAAATTTTGTGCTCCATTAGATGTTGTTGCTCTAAAAGTTATTGTGTATTTGTTAGAAGGTGAAGGTCTAAATTCTTGGCCATTTATAAGTTTTAATTTTATTACATCTGTATTTCCAATTTGTTCTGCACTAAAATCATTAAAATAACTTTGATTTATGTTATCTTCTACTCTTACAACAGTTTGTACGGTTATACTTAAATTATTTGTTCCAGGTGTTAATTGTGTGCCATTATTATCAAAAACTTTGATAATCATTATATATGAATTACCAGCTGTACTTTCAACAAACTCATCTAAATCTGCATCATCATTTAGATTTCTTAATACTAAACTAGCGGCACTAGAAGATCCTCCACCAGAAGTTATTTTAGAATTTAAATCTGATATTAATCCACATGTAGATGTTTCATAAAATATATCTAATTTTGATTTAAACGGTTTTGTTTCAAAAACAGCTAAAGAAGGTACATTATTTCCTGAAACAGTAGCCTGCTGACCATAACCACCTTTAATTTGTGCAAACAAATATTGTTTGTCTTTATCATAAAATTCTAAGTCATCAGGATCTTCAATACCAAAATCTGTAAGTTTACCTATTGATATAATGTTATGTGTAGACGTTTGAATGCCAGTATCTCCATTCTCCAGTATACCATCTAAAATAACACTACTTGTAGACAAGTTTATATTACTTCCTTCTGTTACTTCATCTCTAGGTATTTTATTTATATTATCACCATATATAGGAAAATAACTCATATTATCACCAGTGCCTCCTGTGTTATACCAGACAACCCCCGGTGTGTATACGTTATAATAATCTTGTTCAGTTTGTTTTACTACTATTCTATAAGAATACCAACCTAAAGGGTTAGTATCAGCTTGCCATAAAAAAGAACTATCAACACCTTCGTTAAATATAACTTTTAAAGAATCTCCATTTAAACTTATTTGCGATCTTTTGTGTTGTATTGATGAACTATGCTGATTAGAAAGTATTACAGGTGATTGTCTTCCATATCTATCAGAAAAAACAACACCAACAACGTATGTTCTATCTTGCTTTAATGTATGTCTTTTATATTCTTCGTAAAGAAATTCATCTTCTTCATTTTTAGAACCAGTACTTAATTCAAAGTTTAATCCAGAAGGAGGTAATTCTTTACCCGTAACGAAATTACCATATACAAGTCTATTACCTGTTATTTCTTGTGCTAATGCTTTTACTGGAACACGATCATAAACTCTAAACGTTTGTGATTCAGGTAACATCTTATAAGGTTCTTCTGATCTATATATATAATATAATTCTTTTCGTCTATCGTTAATAGAACCACTAACTGTATTATTAATGTATTTTTTTATTTTACCTCCAGAAACAGAACCATTTGTTATTGTAGAAGGATCTTTTCTTAATGTAGATATGTTTTTTATATCTATAGTATCTAAAACCTTTACTGCTAAACTATCTGATTCTTTAAATAATATTTCTATTTCTTTTATTAATAAATCACTATAAGGATCTAAAGTAGGTAACATTATTTCTAACTCTAAATAATTTATAGAATTAACAAATGTAGAAACTTCAGTTTCTTTATAAGCATTTTCTTTTTCTGTATTATCAAACGTTTGTATTTCTGGTACAAACGCAATTTGAGTAAAAGGTGCAAAAATAGAATAAGTATTATCTTCAAACCTATATCTATATGAAAATCTAGCAAACTTTTCTTTTAAAAATTCTTTGTCTATACCCGAATCAGCTGCACTATTATCTATCATAGAAGAACCTATAATTGATAATTTTTGACCATCAGCTATAGTTACACTTTCGCTTAAAGTTAAAGTTGTTGAACTTATATTGTTTATAATAACATCATCATCTAAACTATCGTGCCTAACTAAAAATTTTTTACCAGCAGCATGATCAGTGGCTAAAGAAGAATTAGCTGCTGAAATCACAACAGTAGCGCTATTACTAACGGCACCATTAACGGTTAAAATGTATTTTGGTTTTAAAAATTTAGGTGCACAGTATGGAGCATATTTAGCTACACTTATTTTATCTTCAAAATATTGATCATCTGTATATACATTAGATTTTTCAACATTAAAAACTCTTGGTTGATTTAAATTATCTGTAAAATATAAAAAACCATCTAAAATATTTACACCGTGTATAGCAAAAGATTTATTAAAGTTAAATCTATAAGTTTTAAAAATAGTGGTTGTAGTTGGTGATGAATCCGGACTATATTTTACTATAGCACACTTTGCATCAGAGGGAGCTTTTACGTTAGGATCAGCGTTTGAAAAATTAGTTACAAAATAGTATACGTTTTTATTTTCAAAATCAACAACATGACCTATAACTTCAGTAGATGATAAATCAGATTCTATACCACTAACTTTATTATTAGAAAGTATATTTTCTACAACACCTACATCACCACCTTCAGATCTACTAACTTTAATGTTTTTTGCATCAAAATACTCTCCTTCAGGTAATATCCTGGGGTCTAAATCTTTATTCATTTTACCTTTTATAAAGGTATTTTTAACTTCAGGCATTTGATTAATGTTTTATCTGTTTTGATTTACCTCTCATTACCTGAGTTAATTCAGGTATATTTATTTCATATAATCTTATTTTAGCTTGCCTCATAGATGCTCTTCTATCTTTCTTATATCTATTTACTATGTATTCTGGGATGTTTGCCATAGTAGAAAGCATAGAATATGCAACATGCTTATATATAGCTTCTTCAGCAAATTTATGTACTTTCATTTCATTGTCAGTACCCATGCTATCAGATATGTATTTTAATGTTATTAAAGCGCCACTTAGTTCACTACTAAAGTTTATAGTACCGTTATATTGATCTATTATATATATACCGTTTCTATTCATATGTTGTGGATCTCCACCATATCTTTTACCAGCCTCTATTAATCTTTCTGATGGAAAATCACTATTATAAAAATAATCATCATTTCCGTGCGCATGTGTTAGTTGTGAGTTATTAAAACCTTTAAATCTTTCATTGGTAAGAGCTGTTGTTTTAATTACGTTGCCATTACTGTCATAAGTATAGTTGAACTCATCATCTTGAGCAATGGCTTCTGTGGGTTTTGACGTAGTTGAACCTTTTGTAATCATATGTTCTATTCCAGAACCATCTATCCAAGAAATACTCGTAGCACTAATAAAGTCTTTTGGCATAGGTATAGACAATGTGTGACCAACTTCAACTTCTTGTATTTTTTCAACTTTTGTAATATCATAAGCAAACTCTTGTATACCTCTTTTCGTGTGAAACAACACGTCTCTTCTATTTGCTCTATTAATTATTTTTCCTTCACCTACGTATGAGAACATAAAATTGTTTACTATATCAGATAAAGATGTGTATCTATATTCTCCATATAGTTTTTCTTTTAATTGTACAGTTACAACATCATTATTAGATAATGTTATATTACTTATTGTTACTCTTTTATTTGAATTAGTAAAAGATATATTTGTTGTAGATACAACATTACCATTTATATAAACATAAAAATCTCCTACAGCAGTTGGCGAAGGATCTATGGTTGTTATAGTGAAATATTGTGGATCTCCAGTTTCCCATCTAAAGCTTTGGGAACCAGCGTAGTAAGCTTGATCTGTTTGATTATCTAAAAAACCCATTTGTTATATATTTTCTTTATTAAACTTGTTCTGCTCTTGTTGTGATGATGATTGCAATACTAAAGGATCTTTTATTACTACACCAACATAAGATAGTATTTTTGTAATTAAACTAGGTTCTTCTGATGGATGTAACTCAAAGTTAGTACTGTTTGTTGAAGAAAAAGTTATAGAATTATTTGGTCCAGGTGAATTAGAAGCGTTCCAAGAAGGAGTATTAGGTATCTTAATGTAATGTATATTTACATTTCCAGTTAAAGTACTAGGAAGTAACTTAACTGCATCATCTAAATTTGAACCGTCTGTTATTTGTTGTCTGTAGTATATAGGATAAGAACTACTAGGTGAGATAAGTTTAGAAGATAAAACATAGGGAAGTTCTGAAATTTTTATTTCTTCAAACTGTGTGAGGTTGTCACTTTTGTATATAGATATTAGTCTATAAAGATCAGTAACATTATCTGTTAGATTTATTAAATCATTTGTTGTATCTATAGCAACAGATTTTAATTTTAAAAAATGATCAATTTTTTCTTTTATATTATTAGCTAAATCTCCGTAATCATCATTAGAACCAATTACATTTGATTTTGATAAAACCCTGTTATAATCATAAAAAGTTTTTTCTAGTATTTCAAGTTGAGCTTGTTGAGCTAATTTATTAAATTGGCCAGGTGTTAATTGCCCTCTCTGTTCTCTGTTCAAAATTGTAAGTACAGTTTTATATATTTTATCTACACTTATAGCCATATTTTATTTTTTTTTTATAATAGTTAGGCCACATAAAGCGGCCTAACCGTTATACGTGACTATTTTAATCTTTTTTCCAATGTTTGGAAAACTTCAACTCCTTCATCTGTTTTAAACCAAGCTGCAAGTGCAGAGTATGGATTTTCATCAAAAGGTACAGTCATTAATTTTCTACCATTACTAACCCATTGAAAAGTTCTTTGGTCGTTAGATAGTTTTATTATGTTTGCTTCAACGCCTTTTAAACCTATATTTCTTAAGTTTACATTTTCATCAGCTGCTAATTCTAAAAATAATTCCGGGTCATTACTAGCGAAAACTAATAAATCTCTTTTTATTTCTTTAGAAGTCATACTAGCAACAGAAGATCCTACGTTTACTCTTACTATTGCCTCAGCTTCATCTATGTTTAAATTTTGAGCAGCATTTAAAGCCTCTATTCTTTGTTCAAGCTCTACTAAGTCATCTTTAGCTTCTTCCTGTGGATCATACTCGAAGTATAATTTATTTAACCCAGGGTGATATAAAGATAATAATTTTTGTAGTGTTTGTTTTTGTTTTGGTACCATTAACATACCATCTTCGAATACAATATGAGCTAGTCTAGCATCACCTTTGAAATCATCTACAAATGGAGTTTTTTGGTTAACAGTATATTTTAATTCTCTTTCAAAACCTTGTTCTTCATCAAACCAAAATATATTTTTACTTTTCATTGTAAAGGTTAGTGGAGAAAGTTCATTTTTAAGTACGTATGTTCTATCCTTGATAGACCATTTATTTTTTGTTTTTGTCATGATATAATATAATAAAAATTAATAAAAGTAATAATTACCCCCGTTAATAAAACGAGGGTAAAAATTACGTTAGGTATTATGCAAAGTTACCAAATAGTACGAAGTTATTCGCAGCTTGTGTAACTAAACATCTTTCTGATAGGTAATGTACCTCCATCGCATCAAGATCGCTAGTAGATGCTCCACCAACAGATCCTGTGATCCAAGATTTTAATTTTCTATCATCAGATTGTGAAGCTCTGTATCTTACGTGTAAGAAAGGTCTTTTGATGTTTTTACCAAGAATTTGGTCATAAACAGATGAAGTACCCGCTGGCACTAATATACCTGTAACATCAGAAGCAATTTCTCCTCTAGTAGATGCATCGTTTAAGTATTTCCAGTCAGTTTTGTAGAAGTCATAAGAACCTCTTCTAAAACCAGAAAAACCTAAGTTGATTGCCATATCTTCAGAATTATTAAATAATCCCCAAGAAGTACCACCAGAACCATAAGAGTTTTGAGCAGCTAACATATCATCAATATTTAAAGATAAATCTCTATTTAAAAACAATACGTTTTCCTCAATAGCTCCTTGCTTGTCTAATTTCTTAAGCATGTTATCGAAATCAGCTAAATCATCAGAAGCAGAAGAACCGTCAATACCATCTTCATGGATGTGACCTCTATCTTTTACCGCAGCAAATAAACCTTCAGTTCCTGCGATGTCTGCTAAATTTGTGTTAACGTTTTTCTCTGATTCAATCATAGCCATTTCCAAGTAATCTTCGAATCTTTTTCTAGTATCACCTTCAGCTTTGATATACCATAAGTAACCTGACTGACCAGCTTCACCTGTAACTTCAACCCATCCAATTTGAGAAGCATCAGATCCAGAGATCTCATATTTGTCTTTTAAGATAATTGGGTTGTTAGTGTAAGATTGGAAACTTGGCTTAACTGCTTCGTTCATACCAGTATCAGCTTTTTTAAACTCAGAACCATATACAAAAAGCTTTATAACGCCACTTCCTGTTGCAATTCCAGCAGCAACACAACCAGTAGAGTTTGTGTAACACTTAACTGTTATTTGTGCAGCACCAACTGCTGACACATAAGCTTTAACAACGTCTGTTCCGTCACTCACCACCACTGTTTGTCCTACTCTAATAGCATGACCAGTAAGTCCTGAAATAACGTTTGCACCACTACCATCAGCAGCACAAGTACCACCTGAATAAGATAAGTGTAATCTTCCTTGTTCTGACCAGATAATTTGATCTGAACTCATAGGCATTTCTGCGCCTACCATTTTTAAAAACCCACCAACAGATCTATCACCGAACTTTTCAATTTCTGCCTCATATAAGTCTGGAAGATATTGTTGCGCCCAGCCTTTTGTTGCAGAAGATGTAAAGTCAATGTAATTTGTTGATAAGGCTTGTTTAACTGGAGCTGGAGTTGTAGTTCCGCTCCCTAATGTAATTGCCATAATTTGTTTTTTTTAAAGTTATTTTTTAATTTTAATTCTTAATTTTGAACTATCATCGCCGCTTATAGCTCTCACTTTCATTCCACCAGCATCTATATTTTGACCAATCCTTCTAGGATCCATATTAATATTTTTTGCCTCTGAAGACATTTGCTTTATAGCATCTGACTTTCCTTGTTCATAAAAATGATTCGCTATTGAATCAGCATTTCTAGCAGCATAAAGTGCTTTGTGATAACCATTAGCATCTTTTAACATGTTTTTGTCATCTAAGAACGTCTCAAATGCACTTAATATGTTACTTTGTGCTTCTTTAGTTGTCTTAACATCTTTAACATTATATCTAAATTTGTTTTCACCGACTTTAAACTCAAAACCTTTGAATTTATCACTGAAAACATTATTAGTTTTGTTTATAAAGTTTTCGTTAGACTCTTGCTGCTGAGCAGTTAGTTCGTTCTGCTCTTTTTTATAATTATCATAAAAATTTACAGCTTCTTTAATTTCCGGAGAAAAATTAGAACCAGATTTTATGTCATTATAGTATTTACTTTTTGCGTTAGCTAAATATTTTTTTGCGCTAGCGACTTCTTCTTTGTAGTTTAATTTTTTTCTTTTAATATCCCTTTCTTTATCTATTTCATCATCATAAGAAAATTTATCTTCCAACAAAAAATTTATTTCCTCATTATTTAAATGAGGTTTTGTTGATTTATAGTATTCCATCAATAAGTCATCATCACCTAGTGATTCTACATCAACATTTAATTTTACATAATCCTGTAATGTTCCTCCAGTTTCACTCATAAAATCCATGAGTTTCTTAACATCTTCAGGGTATTCTAGTTTTACTTCTTCTTGTAAGACTTGACTTTCTTCGGGCTGCTTTTCTTGTATTTGCCCTTGCTCTTGCACTTGTACGCCATCTTTTTCTTCTTTAATTAATGTTATTGCTTCTTCTTGTTCTTGAGGTTCAATTTGTTTTTCTTCCTCTTTAATCTGTTCAACTGGCTTCTCTTGTTCTTCAAGTTCTTTTTCTTGATTAGCAGTAGGCTGTTCAACGGCTTTTTCTTCTGGTTGTTTAGTTAAATCAACTTTGTAAACACCGTCTTCTTGTTGTCCACTAGTTTTATCAACTAATTCTTGTTCTTTTTCAGCTGTAGACAAATTGTCTTCAACTTGTTTCATTTTGATTTCTGACATAATAAAATATTATAAAATTTAAAAAATTATCTTGGATCAAATTGCTCTAATCCAAATCCACCTAAGTTATCAAATCCTGCAGATTCAAAATCTTTTGGTGGTTTTCCAGTTTGTCGCTGGTTTATAAGCTCACTTTGTTGTGTAGCTTGTATTTTTGTTCTTTTGTCTTTCCTATTTTCCTTGTATTCTTCTTTAGTATTTATCACCTGTGTTTCTGCTTGTTTAAGTTGCATATTAAGTTGAAATTCGTGAAACATTAATTCTTTTTTTATTTCAGCTTCTCTTTCAAGCTTCTGTATTTCAAATTGATGTTCAATTTCTGACATCTTAGCTTTACCTTGCATTATTACCTGCTCTTTTTGAGCTTCACTCTGAGCAGCAGCTTGTGCAGCTTGTGCGTTTGATCTACTTTGAGCTTCAATATTTTCCATTTGAAGTTGTCTATCTTTTTCAAACTTTTTCTTTCTTCTTAGTTTAAGTAATTGGTTAGCTAGTTTTAAATTCTTAACCTCTCTAGCATCAATAGCATCTTCTATTTCTATTTGTTTCTGCTGCAATGCCATTTGAATATTATTTTCAAGAATTTGTTTTTGTTCCTCATCTGGAGCTAATTCTAAAAATATACCAAAATCATGTAAGTGAAGAGTTTGTATTTCTCTTAAACTAGCTACATTAAATTTACCAACACCATTCACAAATGCTTGAGTTGTGTTTCCATATTGTAATACATCAGATACTCTTAGTGATATTGCTTCTGCTGTTTTTAAAGTTAAATATAATCCAGCTTGTAACACGTGTCTAGTAGCAACATTTGAATTAGCGGCGGCTAACTTTTGTAAACCTACTAGAGCATTTTTATCAGGCATACTACCATCTCTTGCTTCATTCAATCCGGTAACATCTCTAATCATTTGTAGATAATAATTATAAGATTGGATTAGACTAGCTATTTTTTGTCCACCAGAAGATGATTGTAATTCTTGAACTGGCATACGACTATGGTTATATTCACCATCTCCAGTCATAGATCTACCTATAACAGAACCAGTTTGAAAATACATGTTTAATGCTTCTTGTGGATTATAATTAGTTCCATTACCTAAGTCTATTTCAGCTATACCATCAGCATCTAAATAAACACCGTCTGGAACCATTCTAGATAATACTTGTTGTAATTTTAAATGAGTCAATTGAACCATATCTGCAAAAGTTGTCATACGACCTACTAAAGATTCTATTTTACCTTTATAAATTCTAGGAGCAACAATACTATAGGATAATTGAGCTTTTGTTATATCAGAATATGGTCTTGTCATGTTTTCTGCTAACTTCCATTTAAGTAATTTATTTGATCCAATTATTTTAGCACCTTCATAAATAACCTCTATTGATCTATTTACTTTTTGAAACCTATTTTCTGAATCTTTAGGTGGATTAAATTCATCTGTTTTCTTTATAGATTTTTGAGAACCAGTTGAAGTTTCTTTTATTTTATAAACTTGATTATTAAATGTTTTATATTCAAAATATAAAATATAAACATAATTGTTATCCGGTGAATCAGATGAGGAATAAGATTTATTATATAACATAGAGCTATTACTAGATCCTTCTATCTCTTCAATGTCTTCACTAGTTAATTCAGGATATTGTTTTTTTAAATCAATTAAACTAACTCTTTTAACTTCACCTACATAATATATGTCATCAAAATATGGTGATTCAGTGTATGAGTAAACTAAATCTGCAGGATCAACATAGTCTATTTTTATACCTTCAGATGTATTAAAACTATTTTTTACAGCTCCAATACCCACGACAGCTAAATCATAATCTAATCTCTTTTTTAATAAATGATACTTATTATAATCAAAAACATTATTTATTGCTTCTTCTTCCGCTATTTCTATTGATTGTTTATAATCAAGTTGCATGTGAAGTTCTAACTCTTCTTGTGTCTCTGGTAAAGTTTCTTTATCATTATTATACATATTAATAGAAAAAGAATTTTCTAACTCATCAAATAATGATTTGTTTTTCATATCTCTAACAATAGAATCAACATAACTAGTTCTAGTATCTATAGAGGCTTGATCTTGTGAATAAGCTTTTATATCATACATTCTTTCTGATATACCATTAACTACAATATCAACAAATTTTGGAATAATAGGCACTGGCTTCCAGTCTAAATTTAAATAAGATAAATCACCATTTATAGATAACTCGTCTTTGTATTTCTGTATACTCTGTTCTCCTCTGGCATAAAGCCTTAATCTATGGAATTCATCTCTATTAGCATAGTATCTAACAGATCCCGAGTCTCTTTTAAACCATTCAGCTTCTATAGCTTTTGCAATTTCTAATCCGTATGGAGATGAAGATTTTTCACCGTCACTAGCTGATTGACTAGGAAATTGTCCTTTTGTTATTTGTTTTGACATTAATTATATTATTTTTGAAGAAAATCCTCTGTTATCGTATTTTTTAAATTCAAAATCTAATGTTTTAACTACTTTATCTGCTCTAGGAGTATATAAATGTCTATTGCAAGCCATTATAGCTAATCCAGAACTTATAGTAGCATCAAATTTTGTTCTATTGTTTATATCAAACTTCGACCAGTCGTTTAATGTTCTATTAAAATACATAGAACCATAAGAGCCATCTGGCTTTATTCCCACGTGTTGCTGTATATATGTTTCTATTGCAGCAGCGTGAGCTTGTTTAATATCTTCACCTGTATTAGGTATACCACCAACCTCTTTTTCTGTTATTGATAGTCTATTATATGTTTTATCAGGTCTATTCATAGAATAGCCTCTATAACCTCTTCTTTTTAAGTAATAAAGTAACCTTGGTTTGTTATTTTCTGCTAATAATGGCATTCCATAAAAAATTAAAGACATAAGCACATCTTCAAAAAATATTTCTGCTGTTTGTGGTCTTGCAACATATTCTAAAAAAAAAGTATTTATTGGTGCATCTTCCATGCTAAACTTAGTTAAACCGTGTAAAGAACCTTTTGATCCTCTTCTATCAACAGTTCCCGATATATCATAAGAGTCACAACCGAAAGCACCAATGTGTTCATTACCTGGTTTTTTCAATCCATTTTTCATTATAACATTGTTTTGAATGTTAGCTGGTGGTACCCATGAAATATAAAACCTACCTTTAATATTTGGATAAAAATTTACCTCAGTATCTTTAACTCCATTTTTCCATTGAAAATTTCCCCTTGTAACAATTCCAGTACTTCTTAAATCTTCGTTATAATCTATTTGCTCATATAATTTAACTAGGTTAAATATACTGTTTTTTGTTTCATCTCTAAAAGCATGTTCTTCTGTTCTTGGAAACTGTCTATAAAATTCATTTAAAGCATCGTGATTGCTTTTTAAACCTTCTGCTTCATTTTCCCAATGTTCAATGACTCCGATATTGATAGCTTCACCATTAGGTCCAATAGAGGCTTCTTTTGGTGTGTCGAATACAGGTAATCCATAAGTGTCAATGAATCCTTCGTAATTCCATTCCATAGGTACGAACAAACTATATAATCCAGAGCGAGTCTGTCCATTTTTATTTCTTTTTGTAACGTCTGAATCATAATATAATTGTTTGAAATTACTACCACCTTTGTCAAGAGAATTACTTGTTGACCCCATCATACATTTACCTATTATTCTCGAACCGAGCCTGAGGGTGGTTTTTGTGACGCGCCAGTTATTGAGGATGTTTTCCGGACGCTCCCATTTTCCAGCTTCATCAT